GTACTGCCATCGCCCCAGATGATTTTTTTTCATTTGATGGTTGTTAATTATGGAGATATTATGTCTAAACAAGAATTGCTATTGACGCATTTGAACAAGGGTAAGACTTTTACTGCTAAGCAGATCAAGTCCTCTTTCGGTATTGCTCACCCAGCAAGCACAATCCGTAACTTGCGTGAGCAAGGCTACTGTGTTTACTCTAACCCAGCAGTTGTAAATGGTACTGAAGTTGTTAAGTACCGCATCGGCAAACCAACTCGTGCAATGGTTGCTTTGGCTAACCGCTATGCTGGTTCATCTGTATTTACTCGTACAGCCTAATTAAGTGAGTTATAAATGAGCATTCTTCGGAGTGCTCATTTGTGCATTCATTTGGAGAAATTATGGCAACTAAAGAAGATGTAAAGAAATCCCAAAATGCCACCACAGGTGGACGTAAATTTGATGGAGGTAAACTACAATATGGTTTACTTCCACCACTCGCATTAAAAGCGACTGTAGAAATTCTAACATTTGGTGCGGAGAAATACGAACCAGATAATTGGAAGAATGTTCCAGACTCAAAACGTAGATACTTTGACGCAATGCAAAGACATCTTTGGGCATGGAAAGAGGGTGAGCAAAACGATCCCGAAACTGGTAAGAATCATTTGGCACATGCAATGTGTTGCTTGATGTTCTTGTATGAGCACGATGTTAAGTACTCAAAATAAATTTGCCAAATGCCTCGTTTTGAGGTATAATGTTTTATACATAGTAATGTACAATTTGAAAAAGGAAACCCTATGAAACTATCTAAAGAAACCGTAAACCTGATTAAGAACTTTGCTGGCATCAACAGCAATCTTCTCTTAAAGCAAGGTAATAAACTAGCAACTATCTCAGGACAGAAGAATGTCATGGCAGATGCCACTGTGACTGAAACATTCCCTGACTTTGCCATCTATGATCTAAATGAGTTTCTAGGTGCGATGTCTTTGTTCGAGGATCCAGAGTTGGACTTTCAAGACAAGTATGTTTCTATCAAACAAGGTAGCATGAATATCAAATTCTTTGCAGCCGATGCATCAAACCTAACTGCTCCACAGAAAGCAATCACATTCCCTGAAGCAGAGATTAACTTCCGTATGACTTCAAGCATGTTGGATATGGTTAAGAAAACTTCTTCAGTCTTACGTGCAGCTGATGTATCAATCGTTGGTGATGGTAGCAAGATTACTGCAGTTGTTGGTGATAAAAAGAATGCTTCTGGTAACTCTTACAGCGAACCAGTTGGCGATACAGATAAGACTTTCAAAGTGAATCTGAAAGTAGAAAATCTAAAGATGCTTCCTGGAGATTACGATGTTAGCATTTCCAGCAAGAAGATCTCACGATTCAAGTCTCCAAATAATGATTTGGTATATTATGTAGCAGTTGAAGCAGATTCTACTTTCGACTTCTAATTGATTCTTCTTTATTATGGATTTATTATGACACGATTGAAAAACATTATTGGTAGAGTATCACGTGCAGTTCCCAGAGATGCCAAACATATGACACTTGATGGTGTAGAAGTATACACCAAATTCAAATGTGTTGTATGTGGTGAAATGCATCTTGTCGGTGAAGCGTATCTAAAGAGTAGCACGAGCAGAAAGAACGACAATGACATTCGCCCTTTCTGTGCTACATGTTATATCGAAACTAACGGCAAGAAACCACGTAAAGAACCAGTTAATGCAGTAGCATTTATTCAACTTTGAGAGATTTATATTATGATTGATAGCCGTGAAGACCAATTCTTGTGGGTAGAAAAGTATCGCCCACAGAAGATTGATGACTGTGTATTGCCACAGGCACTTAAAGATACATTCAAACAATACATCACACAAGGCGAACTACCATCATTCCTATTCTCAGGAACAGCAGGTGTAGGTAAGACCACAGTAGCCAAAGCATTATGTAACGAGATCGGTGCTGAGTATATCCTTGTGAACGGATCCGATGAAGGTCGTTCAATTGATGTTCTACGAACTACAATTAAAGGATTTGCTTCTACCGTATCTCTTACTGATGCCAAGAAAGTTGTTATCGTTGACGAAGCAGACTACATGAATGCTCAGTCAGTCCAACCTGCATTGAGATCATTCATTGAAGAATTCTCTGGCAACTGTCGTTTCATATTCACATGTAACTTTAAGAATCGTATCATTGAACCACTCCACAGTCGTTGTGCTGTGATTGAATTCAAGATTGACTCCAAAGACAAGCAAGAGATCGCTGCAACTTTCTTTAAGCGAGCAGTATCAATCCTCAAACAAGAGAATATCGAATTCGATCCTAAGGTAGTTGCCGAACTAATCACCAAACACTTCCCTGATTATCGTAGGATTCTAAACGAACTCCAACGCTATTCGGTATCTGGTAAGATTGACTCTGGCATTCTTCTTAATATGTCAGAAGAGTCATTCAAAGACTTGGTTAAATTACTCAAGGATAAGAACTTTACCGAAGTGCGTAAGTGGGTTGCCAAACAGACTGATGCTGATACAACAAGTCTGTTCCGTGAATTGTATGATACTGCATCTGCTAATATGGATCCCAATAGTATTCCTCAACTCGTTTTAACACTAGCCGATTACCAATATAAAGCTGCATTTGTAGCTGACCATGAACTAAATATTATGGCAGCACTTACAGAAGTTATGGCTAACTGTAAATTCAAATGAGGGTAATATGGAACTTATTCTTTTAGTAGCATATACATTTATTGTATGGATCGGTGGAGCAGTTGCTGGTTGGAGAGCCAGAGAAGAACATGCCAAAAGGATCACAGAAAAATTCGTTGATGAATTGCATCAATCTTTTCAAGAACAAGTTGAAGAAGGTGTTGTTCAGATTAGTATCGAGAAACATAATGATATGTTCTATGTCTACGATAGAGAAACAAATGAATTTATGGCGCAAGGTTCTTCTAAAGACGAAGTAGAAAATAATCTACAAAAACGATATCCAGGAAAACGATTTGGATGTGCAGAGAGTAATCTCTCCCAAACTGGGTTTTCCTCATGACACCTTTCGACTTTATTAACGCAATTAACACAACCAAGAAAGACCTATTCGAAGACCCACTAGCAAGTAAGGATTATAAACCATTCCTTATTAACAGAGGGTTATCTTATTTCCCCGATACAGTCCTATATGCAAACGAGATGAATCGTAATGCAGGTATCCCAGAGGACTGGCAATTTTCTTTTTTACTAAATAGTATCTCTAAGAAGAAAAGATTCAGTAAATGGCACAAAAAAGATGCCGAAACAGAATCAGTTCGACTTGTAAAAGAATACTTTGGTTATTCTGATGAGAAGGCAGTGGAAGCACTTAGCGTTCTCTCTGACGATCAATTAGTTATGATAAAAGAAAAATTATTCAAAGGTGGAAAATAATGACTGTCGAATTGATTTATTACGACTGGACTCCTGAGTCGATGCTTGAAGTGATATTACCTGAACCAGATAACTTCCTGAAGGTTCGTGAGACACTGACCCGCATCGGGATCGCTTCCAGAAAAGAAAATACGCTGTATCAATCTTGCCATATTTTACATAAGCAAGGTAGATACTTCATTGTGCATTTTAAAGAATTGTTTGCTCTTGATGGTAAAGAATCTAACATCACGAGTGGCGATATTGAGAGAAGAAACGCTATTGCTGGGTTATTGCAAGATTGGGAACTATTGAAGATTCTACATCCAGCGCAGTCCGAGCAAAAGGCATCTTTGTCTCAAATTAAGGTAGTCTCTTATAAAGAGAAAAATGACTGGGAACTTGTTCCTAAATATAACATTGGTAAGAAAACTAAATAATTTTAAAGGAATCAAAATGATCAAACTTGAATTGAGTATTGAAGAAGTAAACACTGTGCTACGTGTTTTGGGTAAGCATCCGTTCGAAGAAGTCGTTGCTCTTGTTAGCAAGATTAAAGAACAAGGTGACCCACAAGCAGAAGCAATGGCGAAAGCAGCAGAAGCTGGATCTGCTGAATTGCCACCAGTATAAATAATAAGGATTATTAGTCTAAAACAATGATTTTCTTTAGTGTATTATTTGCCTTAGGGGAATAAGTATAAGTGTCCGTCTTGGACATAACTAAGGAGATGAATATGTGGACTAAACCTACCGCAACAGAAATGAGATTTGGCTTTGAAATCACAATGTATGTGATGAATAAGTAATAAAGAATTCACCTTAGGACCACTAAGTTACGAATCGTATTAAAGCTGATGATACGATAAGTCATCGCTGGAAACAGTAACCAGCAAACCTCTATGCCCATTTGGGGTAGAGTAATTTAATTAAACTCGCTTAATAGGAGAAACAAATGCTACAAGCAATCAACACATCCATCGACACCATCTCTGGTGCAAAGACTCAATTCGTTAAGACATTCGTTCAAAACGATGAAGTCGCAAAACAACTCCAAACTTTCATCGATGCTCAGCAATCATTTGCTAAGACTGTCGCTAAGACCACTGTAGATTTTTATACTACATTGGGTACATCGGCAACTTCTTTTGATTCTAAAAAAGCATTCGCATCTAAGAAATAAGGAGAAAACAATGGTTACTAAATCTTTCGTACCTGCATTCTTTTCACAAGACCTTGACAAATTCTTTATTGGTTTCGATGACCAGTTTAAGCGTTTGCAAACATTTCATGATGATGTGACAAAGAATATTCCTAACTATCCCCCATACAACATTCGTAAGAATGATGAGAACTCATACACAATCGAATTAGCAGTTGCTGGTTTCGGTGAGTCTGAGATCGACATCACTATCGATGGTGGTAAGTTAATTGTTAAGGGTAATGTAGACGCAACAACTCCAGAAGATGATAACTTCCTCTTCAAAGGTATTGCCACTCGTGCATTTACTCGTGCCTTCGCTATTGATGACCACATTGAAGTGAAAAATGCAGAACTGTTTAATGGTATGCTTAAAATTGCTTTGGAGCGTTTGATTCCAGAGGAAAAGAAACCGAAGAAAATTACAGTTAAAACTACTGGTAAGAAACAGTTATTGACTGAGGAAGTATAATGAAACTCTTAAAGAAAGTTTTTCATTTTCTTGTCACAATGTCAGAGTCTCTGCATGAGGCAAAAGAGATGCAGAGAAAGTCGAAAAGGATCCCATAATGAACAACTGGATCCCAATGACAGATGATGATTGGGATTGGGTAAATGGCAAAGTGCCACCAAACCCAAATAATAAAACAAAGTGAGAAACAATATGTCCGTTACATTAAAAAATCTTGAGAGTGCGTTGGCTGGCGAATCGATGGCTCATATCAAGTATCGTTATTTCGCTAGGATTGCACGTGAAGAAGGTTTCGAAGATGTTGCAAAACATTTTGAGCATACTGCTGACCAAGAAATCAAACACGCATGGGGTCATCTAGAATTGTTAATCGGTAAGCCATCCACTAAGGAATGTTTACAGAAAGCAATTGATGGTGAGACTTATGAGTATACAGAAATGTATCCGCAGTTCCATGCCATTGCCACCAAAGAAGGCGATGTGTATGCAGCTGGTGTTGCTCTTGAACAAATCAGTGAATCGAAAGATCACGCTGAACAGTTCGCAGAGATTCTTAAGAAAGCAGAAAAGCGTTTTGCTGCTCTACAAAAAGTAGAAGAGCGTCACGCAAATGCTTATAAACAAGTTTTGGGAGGTCTATAATGGAACATATTTGTATAGTCTGTGGTCACGTACATGATGAGGAAACCGAAGGTAAGTGGGATGAACTTCCTGCTGACTTTGAATGTCCTGAATGTGGTGTAGGTAAAGACGACTACCAGACAATCTAAATCATACAAGTGGGGAGAGTTTCGGCTCTCCCTAAATACTTGTATGAAAGCAAAACTATCACCCAACATGATCTCATTCGTCGCTGTACGCAGAG